AAAGATGATATCGCCAAGTTGTGCGAACATTTAATTAAATTTTGTTCTGTTATTTTTTCGTTGAGCCTCCGTTATCATTTTCAGCATATCCTGCTGATGACCTTTGAGCATGTTCATAATACCAGTTTCGCCGGCGGCGCCATTTATAGTTGGTGAATAATTCAATGAAATAGAACTGTTGCCGGCACGGGGCGCTAATGCCGGTGTTGGTGATGAATTAAAGACGTTAAGGGAACCACCACCTCCGGCATTAGCCATTGATGCTGATTTAGCAAACTCAAGACCTTTTCCCTGGCCATATTGCATAGATTTTGCCATGTTCTGTATATCCTCCCACAGTTTTTTAAACCACTCTCTGAAATCATCCCATTTCTTCTGAATCCAAACAATAGGAGCTGTAATTGCATCGCCGATGGCCTTCCATATTTTTTTGGCAATTCCAACAATGCCGTTCCATATATTTAAAAAGAAAGCAGATATCTTGTTCCACAGCCATATAATTGCCTTGAAAGGTGCCAGGATTACTGCCAGGATTATTTTCCACGCTGCCCGTGTAAAATTTTTAATCCCATCCCATAACCGGATAAAGAAGGCCCTTATTTTACTCCAATTTTTTATTACCAGGTACACGGCAACGGCGATGGCTGCAATGATCAATAATATCGGGCAACCTAAAAATAAGCGACCGATAAATACAATAGTTTGTCCCAGATACGTAAATGCTTTTGATGCAATTCCTACGACACTTGATATAGTAAAAATTCCAAAGGCCAGTACTTTAGCGGCTGCACCCATTACTAATAACGCTACGGATGCGATGGCCAGCCATCTAACGAGCTTTGGATGTTTATCAATAAACGCTGTGATGGCGGGGATGGCTTTATCTAAAAACCATGTTGCCACCCTATTGAAAATGGGTAGGAGTTTAGTCCCGATCTGGACCATCCTCTCATGCCATGCCACACGAGCCCTTTCTGATTCGTTAACTGCGGCCCTTGCTACTTTTCCGAAACGTTTTTGCAATTGACCAAGTATCATCTCCTGTGCCTTATGAAGATGTCCAGATAATTGTAAATTTTTTATTTGTTCTTTTTGCTGCTTGCTGAAATAAATTCCGGCCCGGGCTAACCTTTCTAAATATTGAGCAGGATCCTGCAAGGCCATGCCGAATCTTTTTATATTGCTTTCTGCATCACCAAAACCCAATGCCTGCGCATTATAAGCAGCAATTATTGCGTTTTGAAAAATGCCGGTTTTTCTTGCCTGTTCATCACTTACTTTAGTGAAAATGGCGAGCTGTGAAGTAACAGCTTCGATCTTTTCATGAACGACACCGATCTTAGGTGCAAGTGCTATGGCGCTTTCTTCGGCCTGCCTGAAGGCTTCGCCGGTTTTATCGCCCATATTGGACCATATCTGCCGGGCAATGTTGGCAGCTTTTTCACTTTCTTCGGCCAGTTTAATAGTTTCTCCGAAAAAAGCAGTGCCAAGTCCACCTGCTATAAATGCTTTATTGCCAAAATGGTTCAAGCCGGTTTCAAATGACTTTAATTTTTTCTGTGTACGATTGACAGCGTTATTCACCACGGAGGACATTTTGTCCATCGCTGTAAGAATGATCGCTATTTTCATTGTTTTGTCCATCGCTATTCGGGCATCATCTTATTGTGCATCTTTACGGCCTCGTTGTGCCAGTAAACGATATCCGGAATCCACCAATCGAGTATTTCAAACGGGCTCTTTGCAAACCAATTCCCCAGGAATGCTATGCACTCTGGGTTGTAGGAAAATTTATGGATGCCATTGCCAGTATCTTTGTGTAATCGGCATACCATAGCTCGTCCAGTTCTTCTATTACAATTGCCTTATCATCGATCTTCGTACTCACTGCAATAATTGCATGTTGAAATTTTTCAGCATCTTTATCTGTGAGCCGCTGAATATCTTTTGCATCTTTGCCTTTCAGCATCCTGGTTACCACTTCTTTTCCATCGGATAATTTGCAGCGTTTCGACCTGGCTCCATTCGGATAAGTGATCGTTTCAATACCGAGTTCTTTATCGGTATCATTTTCAAATTGCCATTGAGGCTCTGTGTTTTGGTTTTGTGACATAAAAAAGTTTTAATCGTTATTAAAAAAACCGCCCCTATCCCCTAAAGGATATTCAGAAACGGTTCTGGGCTGAATGGTAAGGAAGGCTCTCGCAAAATTTTACTGACCGATATGGTCACGGAATTCTTTGAGCAGGTCAACTCCGTCAACGAAAAATATATTATTGATTGGGTCAAACTCCGTGATAGTTGCCCCGTCCTCTTCAATCTTCATATAGGTGGCTGTGAAATTCGTTTCCGCTTCTACATTCTCACCGGCTTTAAAACTTCCGCCAGGCACACCCATGCTGTTAATGGTCAGTGTAACCACATAGGCTTTCTGAGCTGAGCGATCACTGCCGGTATATGTTTCCAGGTTGCTGCGAAACATTACCTGCATCGACTTATAAGGGTTGGCAAATTTTTTATAAACATCACCATAATAACAGTTCCATTTTATTGACCCTTCCAACTTTTCAATTATCGTTGGGTAAGAAACGGTTCCTGATTGACCCATCGCATTGTGATCGGTTTGCTTTGGCTTTATCTCCGGCAATTTTATTTCATCAAACTTTCCGAGAAGGTTTGTTGAATCAACATAGATGTTGCCATTTGTGAGCCTGTTTACGTCTGCCATTGTATGATTATTTACCCCCAATCCGCCACATGGCGAAGAGAAGAAATTATGTTAAAAGGTTTTTAAGGATATTAATGTCAATGAATGATTGAATGGTTATTCTTTCTGCAGGGACCGGTGGCATAAAGATCAGGTTGTAGGTTAGCTTACCCAGCGCAATCTGATCGGGTGTATTTAATTCAACAGGGAATTCTACACGGCTTCCTGGTATCAGGGCGCCGCGGCCAATCAATACCCGGATGAACTGGTTACCAGTTTCCCGGATGGCATCTATCAATGCTCTTGTAATCGGCTTGTCGATGAATTGCAATACTGCATTCTCCAAACTTTCATGCACTACATCGGCTGTACGCAATACAGGCAAGAAATTATCTGCACCGGTATTTGTCGGCCATGATGCATTGCGATTTCCCCATGTGCGGATGCCTGTTCCGAATGAATTAAATATTGTTGTGATCCCAACTTCGTTCAGCAGGTTTGCCTGGCTGGCTGAATCGTTGATACCTGCGGTGATATTTCTTTCAGCGCCAACAATACCTTTTATTTCCCGGTTGGATGGCGAATTCCAAAAACCATCCTGCAGGTCTGTAGCTGCGATAACGCCGGCCATGAAAGATGAATAAGGGTAATCGACATTGGCATTTGTTGCCACGTCGTAAGCCTTTAGGTAAGGATATAAAAGAAAAGCCCGTTTGCTGCTGGTATTGAAGTTGATCTCCCCGCTTATTCCACGGCCAGCGATCGCATCTGCAATAACGGTACCATAAGGAGCATCGAGCAAAGCAACTGCTTTCAGATCATCAGCCTGGGCGATCATTTCAACTGCAACTGCACTAAGGCTGCTATAATCAGGAGCAATTAATATTTTTGGATTGAAGCCGAACAGGTTTTTACATTGTTTTAAACACTTCATACCGGTACGGGCATCTGTATCTTCGTCAACATCTCCATTTATCTGGCCTGCATCTACGGAGCCGGCGTTTAATTTTTTGTAGGTGAATTTGAAATTCCCATCTGTGACCTCTGTTGTGAGGGCAGCAAAATTGCCAAATTCATCGAGCGTGTAATCGGTATCCTTTACCCATGTAACAGGATCTCCACCGTTGTCTTTAATAGTAACAGCCCCGACAGGATAATAAGCAAGTTTTGTTTTACCGCCTGCAATAGCATCTACTTCGTCTGTAACCTGTGTAAGGTTATCGGTAATATCAAATGTATTAACGACTATTACAGTACCGCCAAGACCTTGTTTAAAAATTGATTCCAATGCACGGGGGATATTGAAACCGGGAATGAGTTTGCCAAATAAAGCAACATCAGAATCGCTCTGTACGATATACGGAACGTTTTGACTGAATTCATTGGGAGCGATACCTACCAGGCTGATAACTGCACTTTTAACTACCTGCACAGGGCGTGGACCTGTTGTAAGGTTTATAAGTTCAACTCCGTGTAAATAATTTGCTGGCATGTTCTTTATTTTAGCCTCACCCCAACCCTCTCCGTTAGGAGAGGGAGTTGCGAAGAGTTTATTATTTCTTTACGAATCTTCCCTGGGCGATCAATGACTTAACAAACTTGCAATCGGGCAGATCATAGGTTTCATTATTATGAAGGGAATATTCTTTTTTATTAAAAGAGAAATGGCAGGGTGTAAATGCGAGATATACACCGGTAATTATTGTGGCTGTATTTTCAACAGCGGGTGTATTCATTTTTTCTTTTTCTGATTTTGCCATTTTATTCGGGTGTTACAAATTGATCAATTAATATTACTTCTTTCAGAAGCGGTGCATCAGGATCCGTTTCATCATCGAGTGTTTGTACAAAGAGCTTGGTACAACTGAAATCAACATCATAACTCCATGTCTTTTTCTCAGGATCTCTTGGCGGGTTGCTGGCCTGGTAACTCTTCCACTCCAACCTGCCGCAATGAGTGGGCTGAAATCCTGTTAATACCTTCTTAACCACTTTTGCCAGCGCATGACAACCGGGGAAATCATCGTTTCCACGGAGACTGCGGCTCATAATATTGCAGGTTATTGATATCAGTTCTTCATATGACCTGATATTTCCTGTAATTGGTTTGCCGGCTGTAACAGAAAACATATATACCGTGATCCTGTCTTTTTCATCCGGCTCTTTAAAATCTTCTTCGCTATCCGGAATAACTACCGCTTCTACTTTACCTGTTAAAGAACTTGTTGCTGCAATATGTGTCGTTAACCTTGCAGCTATTTCATCTTCAATGTCTGTATATTCAAAAGACACAATATTTATGATTTAAGAGCCAACTGAACTTCGTAGGTTTTTCCATCCCACTTCTTTTTCACTGACCGAACTACGAACTCTCCGATGCCATCAATCTGAACAACTTCCGGAGCCTTTGATGATCTGGCTGATTCGAAAAGGCCGGGAAAATCTCCGTCCTTATATTCCATCATCAATTTGTCCGGATCATAGTCGGCTAAGAAAAATCTTTCCTTTTCTGTCGGACCGTTGTAAAGAACTTTTGCTGTCTTATGTTCACCACCTGCTTTCGGAACCCATACGGCATCGTATCCCATTGTATTGGTAACGGTGTCGAACATGGTCTTTTGCAGGCTATCAAATGGGTTACCCATAATTTAACCCTCGCTTTTATTAAGAACTCGCCATTAAGCCGGCATTCTTCAATGCTGTCAATGCCGCATTTAAAGAAGTTTGCAATTCTTTTAATTGCAGATTAATGTCCAATATGGCACCATTAACGGCGGTGTTTACATTTGTTGCTGATGGTGTTGAGCCGCCGGCACATGCGATATCAGCAACGTTTGCCAATGTTCCATCTACTGTCCCTGTTAACGTGCCAGCTACCTGTGCTACTAATGTAGCAACGGGAATACCATTACCACGACCATACAATTTCACCAATGTTGTTGTATCGCCAGACAATGCAGCTTCGTGTGCAGTACCGATTGGTTTATCAGTAGCCGTCTTGGTTGTTTTCTTACCAGAAGTATCCCAAAACAGTTCATCTCCCTGGGCGTATGCGGTTCCGGTTGTTTTTGCAACTTGAAATACTCCCTCGATCTGCAGGGTTCCGGTGGCTGTATCGGCGATATCAACCAAAGCGATACCAACCAATGATCCTACTACTACTACATCACCAGAAGCAACAGCAGAACCAGTAGAGTTTGTCCAGTTGATGGTGTCACCGCATTGAATGAAATTTTTCATGTGTTATCTTTTTTGGCCCCTCCAAGCCTCCCCTCAAAGGGGAGGCTTACGAAGAGTGTTTTTATAATTGGTTTTTCTTAGTCGTTATTAAGCGCCGGGGTTATATGTTAATCCGCGGTGATCGATTGCTTTTGCACCCATTACCATTCTCACTTTAATCTGCACGCCATCTACTTCAAATCCATTCCTTTGTTCGGTAAAGAATTCTTCTCCATCGAGAAATGCATATTCAACAGTGTCAATTGCGCCCGGATTTGCCGCCAGGTACCATTTGTTTCCAGATACTCTTGCCTCTACAACCGGCTGCATCATGCCAACCCATACATTCACATCAGAACTTTTAGCAGATACAAAATTTGCGCTGGTATATTGCAAAGCAATTTGCTCATAATCGGGACCAACGATCAGGAATTTAGGTGTAAGGTTCAACTTGCCACCATTAGGAGATGTTTGCTTACGCATAGCTGCTCGGGCCAGCCCTAATTTGCTTACATCGATTGCGGAACCTGTTAACAGGTTCCCGTGATCTGCATGGAACAGAGCTACTCCATCTGCCATAGCCGCATTTGCAGTCAGGATGGCATAAACAATATCAGACTGTTTGGATGCTGCTGAGTTAGCCATAATCTGAGGAAGGCGACCGAATGCATCAAGATCATCGTTTATTAAAGTTTCCCATGTGATTGGGATAATCTTGCCATACTTAACTACCCTGTATTTTTCTGCGCCTTCGCCGATAGATGCCGATTTGTATTCTGCGCCCTCCTTAACCTCTTCCAGCGTAACAAGATCGCCTAATTGTGTACGGGCCATTTCACGAAAGTCTTTTGCATTGCCTCTATTTGCCCAGCCGGTAAATGTTCTTTCCTGCAAGTCATATGCTGCACGGAGGGACCGGTTTACTGTATTTCCTAAAACCAGTGGGAAGTCAGATATGCTCATTGCGCGGGTATTATCAATATTGAGAGCTGCAGTTGCAATTTCACGTTTGGATAACCCACGGGTCTTGTTGCCACCTGCTTCAAGGCACTCACGGCCCAATTCAACCAGGTCAAGGCCACGGAATTCACCCGCATCAATTGTAATTACTTTACCGTCTTTGTCTTTATCTTTCGTGATGCCGGCACGAACGAGGATGGCATTTGACATACCGGTTCTGCGTTTGTCTGTTTCATCCGCAGTCACAACCAGGCTACCGGCATTTTTTGCATCGGTAGGTTTGGCTTGTGTACCGCCTGCTGCCATTTTTTCGATGATGGCTGCACGGACTGCATCAACAGTGGCTTTATCATCATCAATAAATGTTTGTGCATATGCTGAATCGAAACCGAGGTTCGGCGATGCCTTGTGAGCAGCCCTTACAGCACTCAGAATATCTGAATTACGTTTCCTTTCGGCGTTAGTAGCTTTTTCACCTGCATTGGGGTCAGGCTTGTTAGCCAACTCCAAAACTTTTGCATCCACCTTTGCACGGGCCTGATCAATGGTGAGGTTTTCATCATTGAGTAACTCTTCTGCAAATGCGATATCCAATTTCGCTTTGCGGACCATGCTTATAATTTCGGTACTGCGGTTTTTTTCCATGATATCAGGATTTGTATTTTTATTTGAAATGATTTCGACTTCGTAGTTTGTAAATTTTTCTTCCCTACCAACTCCACTGTCCTGGTCTGCCTGAACGAGAGCTAAAGAAATTTCGGTAGCGTGCCATTTTTTTGCCCGGTACAGTGGCAACTTTCCTTCCTCTTCTGTGATCTCATACTTAGAAACAATGTAGCGAACACTTATGCCGTTGAGCATTCCATCTACCACATCCTGCCAAACGTCATCAACGTCTTTTCTTTTTGAGAAGGCAACTGTTGCCCGGCCTTTACCATTCTCAAACCATGCTTTTTTTACAACTCCCAACCCGTTTCTTACAGATGATGTGATATGTGTATCACAAAGCGGAGCTCCATTATTAAGCCTGGATAAATCACCGGCGGCATCATTACATTCAAGAACTTCATTGATCAAACCAACATTCCAGTTGTACATCATCACTTCTCTCTCTGTCGCAAAAACCACATCAACTTCTCTTTTCTCTTTGTTAATCGTACCAAGATCAAAGTTTGCCCGGAAGTATTGTGGCCTATCTACTGTACGTTTTTGATTTGGCATTTCGGAATGTGATTTAAAATCGCTTTTGCTGAATCAAAACTATTTGCTGAATTCTCACTTATTCCCGCACATTTCCCGATAATTTCCCGTTATTAGTTTTCGGGAGGTGTTTTTTTAGCAGGTAATTGGCCGGCAGTTGGCTTTGCGGCCATTTGTGTTTTATCTGTGTATATTGGCAAACCAGCATCTTCAAATAATTTCTTATCGGCCTTCATTTTTTCAATTTGATCTTCCGGATCATTCCCCATTTCCAGTACAGCATCGCTCCAACTGGTAAGACCATTCTGATAACTGTCAACGGTAGCTGCCGTTTCTACTTCGGGGTTGATCATTTCGCGCCGCGGTGTAGACCATCTTACCTGAATGTTTTGCCCGGGACGGATGTGATTGTAAATAGCGGCCATTTCTTCAAACCATATCCATGCCTTTTTACAGAACATAGGAACAAATGTTTTCCATTGCCATTGTCCAACTTTGCGCTGAAATTCAAGCCATCCCATTCTCCCGGAAGAAAAATTTACATTTGAAAGGTCACCGGTGAAGGTGACATAATCCATTCCATAGCCCAATGCAATGCCACCTAACTGAGATTTTGTAAATGATTCATATCCTTCAGCAGCCGGGGGAGTACCAAATGTGATATCCTGACCTGGTTTTAAATATTGGATAATGCCCGGTTCTACTTTTTCAGTAAGTTCATCTCCTTTTGTTGCAGTGGTTGTAGTGATCGGCTGGGCTGAATCAGTGACAAATGCAGTGAAACATGCGGCAATTTTTTGACGTATCAACTGAGCATCGCCGTATTCATCCAGATCCTTCATGCGGAGCATGGAAGCAACACCAACCGGAACGCCACGAAACTGGCCGGGCCTTTTCTTTTCAAACACATGAATAATATCTGAAGCTGGATATCGATTGCTCTTCATCGTTACATTGAAATTATAATTATCGCCGGGATGATTTTCGTACAACCAATAAGCCACTATCTTACCGGCGGTATTGAATTCAATACCATAAAAAATATAGCCGCCATCAATGGGACCGTGTTTCATGGTATCAATGAAATCGCCTTCGAGCACTTGCAGCTGTAACGCTAACGGTAAATTTTTATCGTTGATAATCCTTTTGCGAACGATGCATTCACCACTTTCAACAACAGTTCTCATTACCAAATTCTGGATTCCATAAAAATCCAGATGCCCATCGAAATCGCAGGTCGTTTCTCCTGCCCATGATTGCCATAATTGTTTTATTTTCTTTTCTTGTGGGCGACTTGACAGCACAGGAGTGGGAATAATTCCGATACCAGTAACATTGTCAGCAATTTTACCTACAGCCGATTCTCCATAAGGATTGTTTCGTGCTATGTCGCGGCTGCGATTGCGGAGTGTTACAAGCGCCTGATGAATTTCTGTATTGGCGGAGGATGATGTGGCTTTCCAGCCGGCAGTACGCCTGCCATGTGCGGCGGCTTCATATTTCCGCATTAACCCTTTTGCTTCGGATTGAAAGAACCGGGACCTCATTCTGCGGATGCCGGCACCGGGTGAAAAATAATTTACAACCCGATCAACAATATTTAGTTTTACTTCGGCCATTATTTTAATCCTTTGTCGTAACTGCCGTACCTGCGGCCATTGTCTATATTGCTGTCAAGCCCCAATTCGTTTTTCATATCAGCGAGGATCCTGTACATATCACTAAGACTTCGATAATCCACTTTCTTATCGGCATACTGAACCGATGTAGCGCCGGTGGCTATTGCTTTTTCTAATACGATAACATCATCCTCTGTCCATGCCATTTTGAAAATGATTATTGCTGTCGGCTAAATTATTGGCTATTTGCAAGATTGCCGTTAAGTCACGGGAAATTTGCGGGAAGATTCCTTTACGGGCTTCGATCTCTTCAATAGATTTAGAAACCCAATCAGCATCCTTATATCCAAAGCGCTGAGCGATGCGGGCGTTACTGATGATCACCTCCTGCCGTATGAGATAATAACAGAGTTTACGGCGATACACCACATCATCACATTGGGATTTTTGTTTCAGTTCATCTTCGGTGATATCGAAATAAGCACATGCCGCCCGGATAATGCGCTCAATCATTGGCTTGCTGATAACCGGCAAGGATTGGTTACTCACAGTAATTAAATTTGAAAAGGTGAGAGGCGGGGAATGGTGGCGGGAGTAAAAGTAGGAAAGCGATTTAAAATCGCATTGAGAAGTTATTAACGTTATGTGGATTGCACAACCTTCCTGATTGTTTTAAAAAATTTCTTTTGAACGCTGGAAATATTCAGTCCGGTGTCATAAGTGCAGTTTGGCTTAACAAGCACTTTCTTTCTTACGGACATATCGCCGGCTACGGCAGTTTCGAATTCAATACTGGTTGATACAAATTCAGCCTCTTTTATTTCGCCAGTGAGCAGATTAAATTCCCAGCATTTATGACCGGGCGGCGGTTTTAGCGTTTTGATCTTTTGCTGCTTTTCGATTTGCTTAACAACTGCGGAGGCAATATTATCTGTAATGATGTGTTGGAGTTCTTTCATAAAATTGATTTACCAGTACCCGGATGGTTTCTTCCGGGTTTTTGGTTTTTGTTCTAATACCGAACCTGCGGTGGCTACTAAATGTGCCCAATGATCATCATTGAACAGATCCATATTAAAAATAGCGGCAGCGGCACGGGCATATACACGGCAGTCAAGAGGCTCATTTCTTTTATAAGATTTCACCCAGGTAAAGACATTAAAGTTTTTGGAATCGGTTTTTCGTTCCAGTTTTTCAGCAGTGATGCCTTTGAAAAACTCACTGTTGTATTCAGGAAAATGGCAATATCCTTTAGGATAAGAGCCATCATCGTTGCGTACCTGTTTTAAATAACCATACAATTCACTTTTGATCATACTTACCCCCACATGGTACACTCTTACTGAATTCACTTTTGCTCCCTGCCGGGTGTACTGTACAACTTTTGGAGGAATAAACATCATGGTCAATGTGTCTTTACCTTTTATTGGAATGACACGGCCAACACATGCGGGCCTGGTACAGAAGTTATATACATGGCTGGTATTGTAACCGCTATCCACGGCCATTAAATTGATCTGCATCTGCACACCATCGGCCCGGATAAAGAATTCGGATAACATCATTTGTAATTTATCCCATGTGGCATCGAGGGAAGTGTCGCCAGTGAGTACCCTGTAATCAATGGACTGACTTCGTTTCCCTTTTATCCATCCGACTATTTCAACTTCGATGCGATCGGCTTGTACGTCAGCTCCTGCAGTGATGAAAGCAACATCTGCTTTACAGGTACCCATTTTGTATTGTTCACGCTGAGCATAGATCATTTCCCACTGCGGAGCTTCGCCTTCATGTTCATAACATTCACCATTCTTTGTATTTGTCCAGGTGATCCGTTTCGGGATATCCCCTTCGCTATCTTCATAGTCTTTGGCCATCTGTGCCCAACTGTACCAACCCAATGGAGAATACATTGCATTGATGTGATAACCGAAAGTGATGCCATCTTCTTTCTCCGGGCATTTGGCAATCCATTGGCCATTGGCAAGCATTTGGGTTTTGTGGCGATCGGGAAACTTCTCGTTACAATGTTCACACTCATACATCACATCGATGATCTTATCCTTATCATACCGAAGCTGGGTAAATTTTAAAGTTTGCAGTACCGCACACAATGGGCAGGGAACGTGATACTCCCGCTGCCCTGTTTTTTCGTAGTCATTATCAATGGCTGATTGACCTTTGCGAGTAGGTGTTGATGTTTCCAGTATTTTCTTTCTATCACCATAAGTGGCGGTACGGGTTTCTCCCAATGCTAATGCAGATCCTTCGCCGCCGACATCCAAAGGGAAGCGGTCAATTTCATCGAAGTACACATTTCGAATAGCAACTGATGCAAGACCTACCGGTGAATTTGCACCGATCATTTTTAAACTGCCGCCTTCGAATTCTTTTTCAAGAATTGTATTGCCGCTGTCTTTTGCCCGGGCCGGTTTTATTTTTGCTGCAAGCCGGGGAGTTGATTCAATCATCGGCTTGATCCTTTTCTTTGATGTAGATTTCATCATTGCATCCGTTGGCATTACATACAGCATCGGCGATGGCGCCACATCAATAATGTAACCAACCCAATTATTTCCAATCTCTGTAAAGCCCAGCTGCGACCCTTTCTTTACGATTATCTTTTGTGCCGGGTTTGTTACGCTGAGTTTGTCCATTATCTCTTTGGCGTAAGGAGTACGGGAAACACGGAACCTGCCAGGCTCAGCAGAATCTTGTGGTAGTATCCGATGGAGGTCAGCCCATTCGCTTAATGTAAGAATAGGATCGGGTTTGATGCCACGAAGAAACCCAGATATCGGGACGTAGTCAATATAAGCAGCGGCTGTTGACATTAAACATTGAGTGAAGCGATAGAATCTAAAACCTGGTTAATTTCGAAAACGAGGATGTTGGTAGCTAATACCTTATTATCGGCAGAACGTATATCATCAAGACATCTGGCGGGGATGCTCAATAGTTTTTTCTTTAGTTCATCTCCAATGGCAAAGAGATTTTTTTCAACCTCCGCTTTTCTGACAAGCGTTCCCTGCAGTTCTTCCAGTTCCATTTTCTCCCGGGCAATTTGTAACACAGCCTGCCGGCGGATTGCTTCCTGGTATGTCAGAGCCGGATGAATCTTTATTGCTGTAAGTAATTCGTCATAAGTATAATCTTTCTCCTGTAGATCGTTTAAGTTTCCATCGATCTTATTTTCACACAGCAGTTTCTTATCTAATTTATCTGCAACTGCTTTGGCAGATAATCCACGTTGGGGTTTCGGGTTTTCATGCACAAAGCCCCATTCTTTTGTTGCAACACTGGCAATGATTTTCGGAACTCTTTTTCTTTTTCCGCCGATCACTCGGTAAACATATACAACTCCCTTCTTTATTTTACCATCATCAATGGCGCCACGCACAGCGCTTTCATCAACCTGCAGTTGTTTTGCATACGCCCTAAGTGATATTTTAATTTCATTCATCATTTGCTAAAAACATTAACAAAGTGCGGACTTAGAAAACCCGTGTGACTAACGATTTTTTGGGGCTCAGGGTAGCCGCAGGAGTTTTGGGTGGGAAGGACCCAAAAAAAATAGGCATATAGCGACCCACGTTGCGCCATGTAAGGCGATGCTGGATAGACTATACCAGGCGATGCAGTGGATGTTATATGTTTATTCATTATCATGAGTTCATCTTTGATAACTGGAAATTTAATTCATGCTCTAACCGTTGAATATAGTATGGCTCTATGATCTTTGCAATATTTGATTCAACCTTATCATTGATAACAGCAGCATGAACTGTGACCGATAGTAGTGGCTTAACCGGTATGTCTGATCCTCCTTTATTAATACGCTTATGGCGCTGGACGAACCCAAAGCTACCCCCTGTACGATACTGGCCTCTTGCGAATACACGAGGCTTGCCACCTCTGATCATGAATGCGAATGATACTACCTCGCGTTGCCCCTTATGTACTTCAATCGATACGCCGAGCTGTCTCTTATTTCCGCCCAATTTAACTGATGCAATACCCTTCTTTGATATTTGTTGTATGCCACGTATCACATCACCAGCAGTGACAACTTGAAAATTCGGTGCAAAGGCATCCATCGGAATAGGTGTTGTGCTGGCCATGATATAGCCCGTTAGATTCGCCCTGGTAGCATTCTCCTTATCGATACCGCCGAGGTTTTTTTGTGGTATGTTATATTCCGCCTTCACTGATTTCCTGGCTTCCGTCCTCCCTTTCATCAATGAACGGTTTATAGCATTTACAATAGCAGATTTGATATGCTTATCATCTAACTGGATGAAATTGCGTACCAGTTTATCAGTGGCTTGTTTCGTGGATATTGTCACCATTTGTAAAAACGAAAGCGATTTATAATCGCAATTTATATTATTTTAGGTGATTATATACCTTTTGTTTCCTTTTCCCCACAACCAATCATCAAAGGCAAAAGCATAAGGAGTAAGAGGAGGTGTTTCATTGTTTTTTCATTTTAAATTATTAATTTCCCGTAAAACAGCTACTAAATAAGTATGCCTTTTAAGAGGCTTCCCTCCCAAAAATAAATACTCTTTTATTCTTTCATCAATACATTTTGCAGCTAACTTCTTGCTGCCGAAAATCTTTAATATACGTTTGGCTTCTTGTGCCGGTGTCATTGTTGTCATGGTTTTGATTTTAGGTATGAGAGAATAGATTGCCAGTAATCAATAGTTTTCTTTTCATATTCAGTTGTAAATTCAGGGCTACCAACAATCAGTTTTATTTGTCATTATTTTTTTTCAACAAACTCATATATCCGTTTCCTGCCATGTTCTTTGAGTTGTGTAAAATAGCCCTCTACTGCTTTTATTTTGCTCTGTTTGACATCGCCACCGGCTGCCTCTTTTATTCGCTTTTTATCATCTTCGGTCAATATCAACATACCGTCCTTTACGAGTTGATTATAGTAGTAAGCAAACACATCTTTCGAAAGAATGCCTAAAGAACTATTACAAAAATCCGTGAACGTATCCTGCATAAAATCACGGGACAACTGATCCTTTTCGGCTTCTGATAACTTTTTTTCTTCGGGAGGCTTTTGGCTTGTGGATGATATTGACACGCCTGCAGGGACCGAAAAATTTTGTTTGCCATTCGTGTAAACCCCGTTCATGTCGTTCAAAATCCAATTATTCACAGCAGCCCGCCAATTCACAATCGGTTTGCCCTTGTTCTGCATCCAGCCATTAGCCGAATAGTGATTGAAAAATTTTTCAGCCTCAACAGAAATTCGGCCCGGCGCCCATTTCCCTTTCATTTTTTCAGAAAAATATGTTAGTACAGGATCAATACTGTCCGGGTTTTCTGGCCTCGCCCTATTTTTTTTATTAGCAGAATTCACATTGGGCGGTTTGTGGCCGGATGCGGCAGCATCCGTGCCCACCTCTACGACGTTTGGAGTAATTGTTTCTTTAGGAAAACTACTCTTTAAGTCTGTTTTATCCTTTACTATACTATCCTTTACTATACTATGTGGGTTTTCGATGTCCGAAACCCCGTTATCATGGCGTTTCCGCTTCGATAATAGTGGTTTAAATCGTTTTTGGTGTTGATAACTAAATAAAACTCCATCTTCTATTGTGAATAACTGCAACTTATTTGTACAATAAGTAATAATCTCTTCTAATTGGTCAGTATCAAAATCCCCGCTTAATATCTCGATGTTCAACGGATTCCATTCATACTTAAAATGATCAGCATCGGTCAACACTTCCAGCATCATGTTATACACAGCATATCCCTCATGCCCGAATTTCTTGCGCAACGCCCTTATTTTAGGGTCATTCCGCATGTCTTTGTCATGGGAGTGGTATTCTGCGTTATCTTTTTTTGGGCGGGCCATTATGCTACTTTAGTTGTTCTATCATTAATAATTCTGATTGCCATTGCCTCTGTCCATGCTTTTACTATGTGAGGCACAACGCTGTTACCGATAAATTTTTTTTGATCTGATTGATTTCCTTCCAACTGGTAATTTGCCGGGAAGCCTTGTATCTTCAATAGTTCATGCACACGCAGCATCCGCATTTTAATATCAATCAGTTCATAAATAACCATGAACTCTTTAATCTTAATGCAGATATCGGAATCAGCCTCGTAGATGGCAATTTGTACCGGACCCTTCTCAACCTGCACGAAATATAACGGGGCTTTATCCTGCCTTGCTACGATCACACAGCACGGTTCATCAACACTCCCGGGATTTCCGCCCCACGCTGGATTAACCAAGTAATGATGTCTGTTAGCGGTTAACGTAGGTGCTGGCTCATCTACACTTTTAGCGGGATTCCCATTTCTTGTACTCCATTGAGGATCTACTAAAAAAGGAACAGCTTCCACTAAACGATGTTTGTCCGTTGGCATGATGCTGCCAGCCGGTTGATGGATTGATTGATTTTGAGCAGTGCTGCCAAAATGTTTGTCAATAAAATACTCTGGCTTCACCTTTGCTAATTTGTCCCGTGTTACCAATGTGGGGGCAGGCTGGTTGATGTCATTCGTTTCGCTACTATGATTGTAGTTAACTAAGAACTCTGGCTGAATCAACGAAAGCCTATCATTTGTGGGAATCACAGGCGATGGTTCATCTACTGATCTGTGTAAACTCTTGCCATTATAAATTGTAAGAAATTCAGGGCTTATTATAGCTGTCCTTGCTTTAGTTGGTATTACCGGTGCTGGATTTTCTATTGATGATAATTGTCCACCACTTCCGTAATAATGAGCAAGAAATTTAGGCTGCACCAATGCATGATGATCTTTTGTGGTGATAGCTCCGGCGGGTGAACTAACCGGAAGATCAGAAAAGTTTTTTGTTTGTACTAATGAATTACCTCCGAAAGTTGTATTGGTTGGACACGGATCATCCACACTATTCACTTTCCCTTTTGGTCTGCCGGAAAAGTATTTACTTATAAAAGCAGTATCACCTTTGGCAACGTATTTTATCAGCCCAGCATAGATCCTTTCCAGGGTTTTATCACTCAGTGGTTTTTTACGGGTAAATATACTTTCACCTTCATCGGCAAAGTCAAGCATGTGTTTTACGGGATTCCATTTCAGCAGGTCACCATACATGCTGAGCTTTGAGGGGACCTTCGCATGTGTTGGAATCGGGAAAGCAATTGGTAGCCCTTCTTTTGCAAACACACCAAACAACCTGTTGCGGCTGGTGTATGCTCCATAGTTGGCGCTGTTCAACTCCTGCCATGAATCAGTATAACCATGACCGCAGATCATCTTTCTCCAACGCATCCAATCCTGTCCGTTCTTTCGGCTCACTGGCTTTCCTTTATCATCCAATGGACCCCAGCTCATAAACTCTACCACATTTTCAATCTGTACATAATCGGGGCTCAGTGCAATAACATACCTGTCCAGATGATCTGCAAGAGTTCTGCTGTCCGCATCCCGGGGCTGACCACCTTTTGCTTTACTGAAATTGGTGCACTCCAATGATGCCCATAGAATCAATAATGCATTTGGATACAGTTTACGGTAATAATTTACCAATGAAACCAACTCTTTCAAATCAAGGGTTCTGATATCTTCCTCAAAATGTTTTACATCCGGATGGTTACGCCAATGACTTTTAATAGCTTTAGCATCATGGTTCACACATGCGATTACTTTAGCCAGGCTATTTCCATCCAATGCAGCCTGAACGAAACCAGTAGTAGTACCGCCGGCGCCACAGAAGAGATCAACGATTATAAATAGAGGGTCAGTCATTTGCTTATGTTGTACATGAACAATTAAAAGCTGGGTTTATATCTTCAAGTTTATACTCTCTGAAAAGGTTATTTTGAGAGATATTTCTCAACTGTCTAATTGAAATATTTGGCAAATATGTATGCCCTTTTTTCTGGTTCCTTTCTTCATCGGCAATCCACACATCGCCCAATTCGGGATAATGCATTAAAATTGCGGCTATTGCATCCTTCCCTTTCATAAAACAAAGCGTGCAATTACCGAGTATGTGAGGGATTTCAAGATTATACGGTTTTGTATCCCAAAAAGCATTAACAACTTGTTTTGTAATTCCGTTATCCCACAACGGAAACATTGTTGTTACTTTTTTGAATTTTTCCTTATACCCATTGACCCTATTTGGTTCGTCAGCTCTAAAGCCAATAAGATTCATATATTTTTGAATACCGATTGTCCGGAGATACTGTTTGGCTGCTTTTATTTTTAGATCATCAGTACAAAACCTGCGCATTCTATTCGGAAGAGTTTTATTCCCCCGCCGTTTCAGCATTTCTTCAAAGCCACCAGACCGCTGTATCCATTTAACCGGTATTCCTTCATTGGCCTCAAAGTCGTGAATGAATTTGTAGGTCTTAGGATGCTCTCTACCAGTATCACAGAACAAA